GGAGTACCGTCTACCCAATTTGACCCGTTCCATACAGGGCAAATGGTTTGAACAAGTGCTGAGATACCCTCAATGTTTCCGTTGAGCTGATCTGTGGCTTGAATTTTAATGGCAGTCTTACACACTTTTGTGTTTAGTGGCCGCTTCGGCGCCCAAGAGTGTGCTGGATAGGGTACTCCATCTTCGTTGTAGTCTGAGTAGCCTGTAAATGAATGCAGTACACTGGTATGAACTAACCTATCGTCTTCGTTTGGCTCGCCGTTGCTGTCTGTTACTCTTTTTATTCTATATTGAATGCCCAGCTTTGTAGTGTCTAATAGGTTGTATGGTACAACATGAGTAAACCCGTCTTTTTCGTTTCTGGTAATAGAAACGGTGTTTAGAGGTGTCCAATTGGTTTCCCAAGTTGAGGCATTCGCTCTATAGCGGTACTGGACTTGAAACTCAACAGTATGAGACTCTGTTTTTCCACTCTTGACTTTGATTTTACGAAGTCCTTGTGGGAAAGAGATAGCAAGCACTGCTCGTTGTAGTGATTGTGTAAATGTGCTCTCTGTCCAGTTGTCTGTACCCCCAACAAATTCAAAAACTTCTGAGGTTTGTTGTGGTTCTTGAACAATATTGGAAATATTTGCATCACCCTTTTCGACACTCTCTATTAAAGGCGTCCAAGTGTTCCAGTAATCGTTGTTAGGGAATGTACCACTAACAGTTCGCTGCCTCATGTAATAGTTGCCGTTATTGTAGGTACTATTCCAAACAGCTTGGTTAACGTCTGTTGCAACACTACGGTAGCCGCCAGCCACCAACTCCAATCCGCTGTAGTTTTGAACTACGTCACCTGCAACTATGTTTGTAAAGTTTTCAAGTTCGCCAACACCCGGGGTTGCCTGATAGTTGATGGTTTCTTGTACCACACCAGTGTAGTCACTTAAATTGGTTTTGCCAACCAAAAATGAGGTTTCATCTATACTCAGTGGTCCATAGCCCCATACGAGCATCATGTTTAAGAAACTAGTACTCTTGCTGCCCACATTGTCAAACGTAACAAAACTGTTCATTCCCAGTGGCGGCGTCATGCGGACCTTGCCCAACACCACAGGAATACCGCCGTATGGAGTAGCTTGGTTTTGGCCGCCACTCACCATCAACTGGGCTTCGCTGCTGCCAGGGTCGTTCTGAGTAGGTGGTCGAATTGGTAACACTGCGTTGATTAGTGCAGTACCTACGATAACAGTTGCTGTGGCTGCTAGTGCTCCTGCTATCTGTGCTGCTGCTGGTGAGTAGCCAGCGGCAGTTGCTGCTTTTATTCCTGCAGGTCCAGCAATTTGATAAGCCACATAGGCTACAATTAGAGTTAGTACCAGTCTTGCAGCTTCCCTCTGTGGTACGCTGCGGTATTCCACTGTATCTGCTTGTTGTAGTACAGTGGAGTTCCACACTACACGTGGAACTAAAACGCCATTAACAAAGATGTGAATGGTGCTCTCCAGGGCTTTAGCTACGGGGTACTGTTCGCGAACTTTTGAGTACAATTCTTCCAAGGTAGTACCTGGAACAACCGGCATTACCACACGTTCAGTTTTGAGTGGATGTGGCACTGCATTCAATACCACATTGCACTTCTCACGGTAACGAAAGTACCCACTCACTCTGCGAGACCATTTGATACCATCCAAGTCTTGGATGCTACTGCCGCTGCCCTCTTGGGCGTGTAGGAACTGGCGATTGTTGATGCAGATTCCTACATGGCTCAAGTGACCCATTACTCGGAGCACAACAACACAGCCCTCTACAGGTTCATTCAACTCTTCCCAGCCCTCACGGTATTGGGCAATAAGTTCTTCACTGCGGATTCTGTCGTCTTCCAAGTAGCTGTCAACAAAACTTGGAAGGTCAATGTTGTACTCTTGTTTATAGACCAGTCGCACCAATCCCCAGCAGTCAATGCCGCTTTCATCGCGTCCGTGGGAAAGATAGGGTATTCCTAGATATTTATTTGACCACATCAGAACAGTCCTGGAAAAGTTGAGGGATTAAAGCTGTGAACTGGAAATGGCTCACGTTCGTAGTTTACCATTTGTAACTCACAGGTTACTTGATCACGATTATAAGTAAAGTTGGTTACATAAAACCCATCAAAGCTCACTTCTACCACGTTGGGCGTGGTGCTCAATACCAGCTCCAGCTTTACTTTTGGAGGTTCTTTGAGTTCGCGAATAACAGGTATTAGGTAACGAGTAACGTCTCGGATTACTATTGAACAACGAGGAGCTTGTGCTTCGTCTTCTTGCGGCAGAGTAATTTCGAGTGGCAAAAAGATATAGTTTTTGGAACGACTGACAACACCGTACATCACATCTGTGTTATTTTCACTTATTCTGGTGGTATAACTGTCACACAATCTTATTTCTTTTGTTACTGTGCCCGTACCCACACCTGGAGAAGTACAAGTAAAAACGGTACCCACAGTGTTAGAAGAACTACCATGTGTTACAAAGTTGGTCGTGCCCACAGTTTCTACTACGTACTCTTCTCCTACTACCATGTCTGTTGCAACAAAGGTGGTAGAAAAAGTTAACAGAGTAAAGAGGTCGCTGGGGCTGTCTGTTGAAAACAAGGCACGAATAGCACCTGGTGTCATGGTAGTCATTCTGGTCATGGTAGTACTTCTAGGGTAAGGTTAACTGTGTAGTATCCAGGGGCCACGTAACTCAGTGTGTAGTAGTCACCCTCTCCCTGTGGAACAATGCGAACTTCAGACACCACACCCAGTCGTGGGTGTGGAAATCCAAAGCGAACAGTGCCCTGAATGGTGGTTTTTACAAAGGTTTCTAGGGCGGTGACTTGGGCAGTGGTCATTAAAAAACTCAACACAAGAGTTTGAGGGCGGTTGCCACGTTTTCTCATTTTAGCAGGTCCACTGTCGGTTGGAGTCCTGACCACCAACACGCCACCAGTTTCAGTATACCCTTTTTGAGGTACCTGTGGCAGGGTTGTTGGCCAGGTTATGGTATATGCCATAGTTTATCTCCTTATCAATTGTGGTTTCATGCCAAAGGTGTTTGTAATAGCACGATTTGTTGAGCTGCCACCACGTGTTACCTCGCCAGCAGTCATGTCGCCTACAACCACTTCAATACGGCGGTTGCCGCGACTGTCTGTAGTTTCACGAGTTTCGGCTTGGGCTGTGGTATAGTTGTTGACAACCACTTCTACAGACCCTCCACCACCACGAACACCCAAGTTGCCCTGTTGATCACGTTTTAGTGGCATGATCGCCTCAGGGCCGGCTTCACCCATCAAACCGGTGCCCTTGGCAAAACGGAATAGGGTAGGTTGGCTGACGATGGAGTTGGTAAACATTCCGCCTTTGGCAAATCTCGATGCCCCCTCAGCCCAATTACTGCTATTTCCGTAAAAATAAGCACCCTTGGCTGCTCCGCCACCAATATAACCTTGGCCGCCGTACCCACTAGAGCCAATGGGGGTTACCCCATATTGGCCGCCACCTCCTCCTAAACCAGGTAAGAATCCGCCATTTAACAGAGAGTTGAATAGTTGAGTAAATATCTTATTTGTGTACAATCTCAGTAACTGTGACAGCATGTCGTTTATTAGACTTTTAAAACTGAGTTTTCCGGTTCGGGCAAATTCTACTATAGCATCACCCATACTGGAGAAAGTATCTTTATATATTGACGCTAAATCTTTTTGATCTTTTGTTAATGACTCTGTTAGTGATTTTATACGCTCTTGCTCATTGTAAGCTTTGCGAGCCCCTTCTATTTTTACCCTTTGTAACTCTTCTTCATCTCTTCGCTCTTTATCAAACTGAGCAGGGTCTACAGGACCAAATGCGGAAGCTACATTTTGACGTGCATCAATAGACATTATTTTATTTCTATAGTCTAAATTTATTTGATCTAGGCTATTATTAAATTCTTTTAGTCTTATTGTTCTATTTAGTGATGTTATTTCTTTGTCGTAATATTCTTCGCTTATTGTACCTAAAGAAAGCCGGGCATCTAGTTCTTCTTTTCTCAAATTTAATAGTTGTATTTCGGTAGAGTATTGTACACTTTTTAGTGCTTCTGCCTTAGCTATTCTTTCTGTTTCCTCTGCTAGTTTAGCCATGACAGTATTTTTAATAGTGTTAATTCTTAGTATTTCTAAAGCAGTATCTCGCTCTATTTCTGCTAACTTATTGGTAGTAGATTGCACATCTAAAGTTCTTACTTGCGCTACTACTAACGCCTCCTCTGCTTCTTTGGTTTTTCCTGCGGTTTCAAATTGTTTTTGTAGTCTATCAAATTCTTTATTTTTTAGACTTTCACTTTGTTTTATAGCACGATCATATTGTTCGGCTATTTCTCTTCTCTGTAAAATTTGCTCTTTGCCAACAGCTTCTGTAGCGGAATAAGCGCCGATCTCTTTTAATATTGTAAACCTGGCTTGCTCTACCTTTAACATAGAACTGGCTTTTGCAGTAGATATTTCTGCCGCTCTTGCTATCTGTTCGTATTTTAAAGTTATTTGTTTAAGCACGCTATCTAAAGTGGAATTTTCTGCGGATA